TCTTCCTCGATATGTTGTGGAAGCACCAAAAACGCATCGGGGTCAATATATATTCTTGATGCTGCCCAAGGAAACATATTATCAGTTTCTTGTATCTCTTTTAGCAGAGATTGCATATCCAAAACCATTCCTGCCCCAAGAAAAGCTTTATTGGTAGGTAAAGAAAAATCAGCAGCCGGAACCATATGACGAACTATTTTAGTGCCGTTATGATATATTGTATGACCAGCGTTGCCACTTCCAGAAAATCTCACAATGAAATCATAGTCTTTGGCAAAAACATTTACTGCTCTCGATTTTGCCTCATCACCCATAAAAGTTCCAAGAACTGCGATATTATTCATCTTTCTCTCCTATAAATATTGGTGGCCGAATATAAATAATTTAGTCCGAGGTAAAAATATCAGGCCCTATGATATAGATCTAAGTATGCTAAACATATACTTTATCACTAATAAAATCAATGGAAAAATCTATGTCGGCCTTACATCAGAAGGCGTAAAAAGATGGAATAAACATCTTAAAACGGCCGCTGGTGGGCCTATAAAATGTGCGCCATCATATTCATACATCCATAAAGCTATCAATAAGTATGGGGCCGACAATTTTTCTTTCGACATAATCGAAGAACACCAAACTATTGATGAGCTAAAAGAAGCAGAAATATTTTGGATATCCTATCTAAAACAAATTGGTGTTCAACTATATAATCTTACAGATGGCGGTGACGGTATTTTAGGTTACAAATATACCGATGCGCAAAAACAAGCACTATCAGATAGAATGAAAGGAATATTTGCTGGTGATAAAAATCCGTTTTTTGGACAAAAACACACCGATGAAACCAAACAAATATTGTCCGCAAGTATGACAAAAAGACAAGCAAACAAAGAGTTCGTTGGATCAAAACATGCCCACCCAAAACTAAATGAAGAACTCGTCGCTCAAATTAGAAAACAATACTATGAGACTAACATATCACAAAACGATCTTGCGAAAGAATATGATGTTGATAGGGTATGTATTCAATCTATTGTGCGCAATAAACAATGGACACATATAGATTTAGTTCCAGATTTGGGAGAAAATCTTCGACAAGATAAGCTTCTCTCATACTGGGATGAAAAATGCGGCTTAATGATTACGCACCACATTGAATGTGAGTTTTGCCACAAAATCTTCGATATCGAACAACGAGAAAAAAATACTCGCAAATTACCGAGATTTTGTGGCAAAACTTGCAAAAATGCCGCACTATCTAAACATAGTATTTAGATACTCATATATCTTCTAACTCATCTTCATAAGGATATGGCTCATCGCCACATTGTTTTGGACAATTTTCGCAAGCGCAGCATTCGCAAGTGCAATGCTCAATGTTTTCATCACAGGCGTCATAATTGAATTCATTGGCCTCGCATTCATCACAATATGATGAACTGCAACAGCCTTCATCTATACAGCTACATCCCAAAGGACAGCCACATAATTCTTCTTCACAACAAGAAATAAAACGCTCACCTTCCTGTTCAAGATTATCTTGATTAGAAGAATTGGTATTTGTAATTCTTAAACACTCACTAGGATCAAAAGGCGTGGTCACAACTCCAAGAACCTCATATTTGCAGATGCGCATTTTGGCATTGTTGTAGTCCGTTGGTATGGCTACGACATCTGCTGGATCAATTTTTACTTCCAACATTATGTCTGTTTCTGGATTAGAGGAGGCATACTGCGTATGGGCATATTGCCACGAACTTGCGTGATACCCGCGGCTACAAGTGCGATTACAGTCTTCATCTACTTGATTGCGCGGCATTGATGGTATTTTACCCGGATGATTATCTACTGTTCCGGTATAAATATCCATATAGTCGCCTCTTACTCGACGAAACGCAAGAAAACAGCCATCTTCTGTAATAGGGTGATCATTCTTCTCCAAAAATCCGAACAATTCATTTACTGAACGATAAGAAGGATTTTGTTGCAATCGTTCTGCAAACTTAATCAATGGTTGATATGGAAGCCCCTCATTTGAGAAGCGAACAATCTTATCACTCAAGACCTGTGGAGCCTCCACCCCATTGACAAAAACTTTACCATCCTTGACGGTAAAATTGCCATTAGAGAACATTTCCACTCTCTTGGCGGCCGAAACTAGATTTGGAATCTCTTCTGACTTATTATCTTTTAGGGCCTTGATTAGCTTATCCGCCAATGCATCGCTCCGCTTGACAATATGAGTTTCGCCATCATAATTGACGGTAATAGCCTGATCTGTCACTATCCAACTTACCTTATTCATTTTCTTTCTCCTTAAATCTTGTCCATCATGTTAATATATTGAGCCACCGGCTTTGAGAAATCACCATATCCATAGGTATTTATATGTTGCAATAACGGATATTTGTTAGTGTAATCTGTATTTACCTTCTTGATATCATATTCTGGATTATCTTTTACGAAATCATCTATTATCTTATTTGTGATATCTCCATTAATCCCTTCGTAAAGAGAAAGTAGAGATTGATCGTCATGTCTTAACTGATCGAGCTTTTTGCTCAGATTAACTTTCTTTAAGAAAAGGCTTGATTTATCATCAATCAATTTCTCAACTTCACCTGCCGAGCAAAGCAATCCATGATCTATATCATATGCTCGCTGACTTGCGTATTTTACAAGAATAAAATCTTTGTTATCATCAAGAACTTTTTCCTTTATAAAATCTTCAAGGGTTGTCATATCTGAAAACTCTTTTTTAACTCTATCTGCGTCTGTTTCTTTATCTACCGCATAAAGGGAAACATTGGTATGCTTTTTAAGAATTGCTGTAAGCGTATCAGCAGATACGATCTCTTTATCATCCTTAATTAAAGCAGTTCGCGTATTACCATATGTATCTTTTCTAAAGAAACAAAAAATCTTATCGTTTGTATCTTCGTCCATATTATCATAGCTTACTTGATTAAAACAGTTATAATCAGTATTAAACTTGAAAACAATAAGCCTTGAAGATGGTGCAGTATAAGAACGAGCAGACGCTTTTGTAATAGAAGAAAGCATCTTTGCATCCATCTGATCAACGTGCCACGTTTTATTTAGCTCATCGAGGGTTACTTTATCAGTTGGACAAATAAGATATACATGCTTTAATGTCGCATCATCATCGAACGCTTTTTTAACATGCTTGGGGCCGGGCTCTTTGATAGGTAGATCGTTAATATAAAGAGCACAATGTTCCTTAAACTCAATCGTGTTAATTCGTTGGCGGCTGATTTTATCAGGCTGATCGCCCAGTTTTCTTGAATATCTGCCTTTTCCATAGTAATATGCCGGACATCCTGGATTAAAGTAATTCATTGTAGATAAATCTACGCCATTCCATTTCAATGTTCCCAGGAATCTCAAATCATAGAATGCTTGTGACAACTCTTTACGATAGAAAGCGTTTGCTTCCCATAAGTTCTTAAATGCGGCAATTTTTGCTTCAAGATTTATTTTGAGTTCTTTTTGGACTTCAACAAATCTCTGTCTAATCTTTTCTTGTGTCTGTTTATCCAAATAGATTTGTTCTCTATTGGCTGAAAGAGAAAGCTCTCCAACTCCCCAATATAGAATGAAACTACCTTGGCACGAGTCCATCATCTTGACATCTGCATATTTTCTTAACGCATCAAGCTCCAAAGGATACTCAATACCGTCAATGATTAGCTTTGCACCACGATTATAGTAATCGGCGCTAGTAATCGCCCACTTATTTCCTTCAAGGATTTTATTCTGCGACTTCCATTCAATGTCTCTTCCACCAGTAATCGTTGGCTTTACATCCCAATGACGACAGGCTTGCTCTGTCCATTGACAGAATAGATTGAAATCTGTTGGCTTAACCGGAATAGAAATGGTTGTTCCATTACGTTCATCGGTTGGGATTTTTGACAATAATGCCATCTTACCAACCTTTGTTGGATCGATATAACAAGAATAAAAGTATTTAATGCCATTATAAATGGTTGTTACTGAAAAACTATCTGTAACGCTGAAAGGAGTTTTGCTGCCAATTCCCCATCCACCGGTCTGAATATTGTCATCACGTTTTGTGCTTGCTGTATAATTGACAAAGATATTCTCAACTCTATCTGGAGATATACCAGTGCCAAAATCCTGGACAACAAAATCGGGCTCAAGACCAGATGGCAAATGAACTACAATCGGAACTTCTGTTCTTCCGGCTTCACGATGGGCATCTCTTGCATTACAAGTAATCTCTCTGCAAACTGCTAAGATAGGATTAGAGTAAAGCTTTGATCTTAGAATCTCAAAAATCATTCCAAGGTCTTTAACGCCAAATGGTAATTCGGTCATAACCCCGCTTGACTCTACATTAAACGTATCCTGAGATAATTTCATTATAGCCGCCGAGTTTTGAGTTTAAGAATAATACATCATTATCGTTTTGAGGTGACATATTTGGATCTAACAAAAACTGCGTCAATACTTCATATAATTTTGAGCGTCGATTTCGTCCTTGTAATTGATCCAAATATGTCTTATATTTCTCTTCTATTTCATCCATGGCTTATTCACGAAGACTAAATACTCTTCCAAAAGGAGCGACGAATGTTGAGCCAGAAACAATAATCCAATACACCGGAATGCCTGGGTCTTTCATTTCTGCAATATCGGTATCCATTAGATATCCATCTGTCATTAGGATTAGGAAGTCGGCTTTACCAAGATTCTTTTCATAATCAGTAAAGAACGGAGCAAACATAGTTCCGCCTCTGCCCACAACCTTAACTTTTGTTAGTTCCGCTTCTTTGCATGTCTTAATCTTTGTCGCCTGATCCCAGTAGATTTGACAGTCACATGGAACAATAATTCCCTCTGACCTATCATCCAAACCAATAAGCTGGCTAACGCCGAATGACATATCTTCTCTGCTCATAGAGCATGAAGTATCAAGCAATGCAATAAATGTTGCATGATAGCTCCTTCTCTTTGGAACCAAAAGGCCGGAGAACATTGGACGAGTTCTAAATCTTGTCCAGTCATTCTTATTATTGCCTGCTCTCGATTTGATCAATCTGCATCTAATAACATCCTGCCATTTGATTTTTGGAGCTGTTAATTTGCCAAGCTCATCTTCCAATGCTGCCGGAATATGTCCTGCCAATTTCCTTGCCGCTTCCATAGCTTCTGAAATACGCTTCGCCATCTTCTCTTCGGACTCTTCCGAATCCATATGATCATCAACAGTTCCGCCTAATCCGAAAATATCAACACCGCCCCCACATTCAGAGCATGGACCACCAGGATTACAACAACCTTGGTCATCACCATCACCATCGCCATCATCCGGTTGATCTCCTTGCTGTCCATCACCTTGGTCTGGACAATCACATTGTTCTCCATCGCCATGTTGATGACCACATTTGCCCTTCTTGGGCTTGCCATTCTTGTCTTCCTCTCCATCACTTCCATCGCCCTTATCTTTCTTCTTTGAGCCTGGACTTGGATTCGGATTTGGTTTCTTATAAATGCCAATGCGGCCACACTTTGGACACTTGGGTAGAAGAGCATAAAGAGTCTCATAAATCTTTTCTGGTCTCTTCATTTCGTCTTCAAGATCGGGATCGCCATAATAGAAACGAACGCCCTTCTCTCGCTTCTCTAATTCTCTCTGTTCCTCTGGTGTTAATTCCCGATCTTCATTTGGCCCCGGCATTCCTGGTGCTGGTTTATTAGGATCTGGAACAAGGGGATTAATATCCTCAAATCCGGGGATCTTCTTGAATGGATCTTTCACCAATTGACAGAAAGTTTTCAGCGGCATATATCGACCAAGATTCTTGGTAAATTCATTTGCCGCATCCTTTTTACGTGCTTTGAGGTCATCCATAACAGTTCCATTGACAATATAATCTACTGCTATGTTCCATAGTTTAGGATTTCTTGCACCTCTTCGAGACGGATGCATATACATGGCGTGCCATGCTTCATGACCACAAATCATACGCAAACCTTTAAGAGAGGTTTTGAGAACATATTTTGGGTTCCAGTAATATCTCTTACCGTCTGTTGCGGCAGTTGGTAAGTTCATGGTGCAAACATGCTCTACCGGATACATTAGGGAGAAGATTAAAGGATCTCCCCCATATCCAACACCAACGTGCTCATTATCATACCTGACACCAAGCTCTATAAAAACCTTGGATAGCTTTTCTTCTGCTTGTGCAACCAGAGAGGGATTAATTTTCCCTATTACGCGAGTAAATCTCATTTGATTCCTTTCGGATAGATTAGTCGATATTCTTGTTAATATCGTTGAGAACCGGCTTCCAGTTCTTCTCTTCGTCAAGATTGAACTTGACCAAGCGGTCGATTGTAATTTGACTTCTAACCGAAATCAAAACATTCTCCGGCTCAACACAGTTAAAGAACTTGCCAACATACTTAACAGATGGCGGCAATTCCTTGCTTCCTGGCTTTGCTTCGTCCAATTGAGTTGCAAGTCTTGCACAAACGATCATACAAGTGATAATCTTCTTGGAAGGAGGCAAAGGAGCAAACTTTTCAGAAACATTCTTCCCGGCAAAGATTTGCTCGACCATTGGAAGTAATTCCATATAATGCTCATAGTAGTTAGAATACTTAATACCTGCATCTTTGCCAACGCAACCAGAAACCTTCTTATTAAGAATGATTGAGTTCCAACCAAGCTCTTCGCCCTTAAATAGGATTTGAGAAGCCCTGTCCCAACCACGAGGAGAAGGATCTGCATATCTATCTTCTGGATCGACAGCTCCAAACAAATCTCTTGGATGGTCATTGATATAAGCAGAGACTGACGGATGGATCTTACCAGAACGACCTGCCCAATCCATCCAAGACCTAACGTCTGCTTCGACCAGATACTTTTCTGACCTATCAAGCAATGGAAGGCTTGGCCTACATCCACCTTCTGAAATAAGGTTGCCCGTCATAATGATTGACTGCAACATTGGAAGTGCAGTATGGTTGATTGATCTGAATTGAGTAAATTCAAGTAAAGGCGCCCATAGGCTCGGGTCTGCCTTATCAACCTCATCGAGAAGTGCCACAACCTTTTTGTTGCTCTCAAACATTGGGGCATAGAATTGTGGAAGAATGAAATCTACGAATTTCTTTTGCTGAGCAGCTGCCATAATATTTGGATATCCACCCATATCAACTCTCTCTAAAACAGAAAGGTTAATATAGACTTCATGCAAATCGGCCTTTTCGATTTCTTGTTTCGAGATTTCGGTTTTACCAGTGCCACGTCTGCCCATAACCATGATGTTGCCACCAAGTCTAATTGTGCCGGCAATGTGCTCGGATAACTCTTTGGTCGTTAGCCTTTCAAGGTTAAAGTCAGAAGAAGTCATCTGCGGTGCGTCTTTATTGGCCATAATTATAAATCTCCATTTATTGTTAATTTTGAGGTTTCGCGCATAACTCACCCCTTACATTCTTAATGTAATTATGAATTAATGCGTGTCAAGATGATCGCAATTTTATAAAATGCGACAAATTTTAATTTATTTCATCATTGGGGGTTTCATCAAACTCCAATGTGCCATCTATGAATTGATCGAGGAAGAGTTGATGAACTTCCCACGGATCAGGTCTTCCAAAAGATGCTGCGCCGGCACAATACATAATTGCACCGATTTTATCTTCTGGACATTTAAGTTCCATTAGTTTATCACAAAGATATCTACCAGCATAGCAAACTTCCCTAATTACCGGATTATTTGCAAATTTGGCATCAAGATAAGGATCATTATCGATCATTTCTGACCATCGTGAAATATCTTCATTTGTTACAGAATCTGGTCTTGGCATATCGTTCCTTTGGAATAAGATATTAAGTGGTGCCCCTAGAAGGATTCAAACCTTCGACAAACCGGGTAGAGGCCGGCTGCTCTGTTCGGGCTGAGCTATAGGGGCAAGTAGTATTTATAGTTATATATACCCTCGAAAACGCTAGGCATATCAACACATAATTATAGTTTTATAAAAAGGTGTGAGGACTTAAAATGCCATATACAGCAGAAGAACTTTTAATCATTGCTTCTAATTTCGATGATCTAGCTACCGATTCTCTATTAAAAGAAGCCAAAGGTAAGTTTCCATTCTGGCTCAAAAAGAAAGACAAGAATGAAGATGATGGCAAAAAGTCAGACTCCAATAAGGTTGATGACAACGATGCAAAGAAAAAGAAGCTTGATCCAAAGGCAAAGGTAAGAAATCGCGGAACCGCCTGCGTTCCTGCTGAACGAGCAAAAGATAAGAAAGATCACTTTCCAATCAATGATATTGGCCAAGCACGTAATGCATTAGCCCGAGTTCATCAATATAGTTCTGTTCCATCTTGGTATAATGGGAGTCTTAAAGGACTTCAATCATTGGTTAGCGGCAAGGTTCATGCCAAATATCCAAGCATTGGCAAAGCCGATAGCGGAAAGAAAAAGAAGAGTTGCGACATTTATGTTAATGAAAGCCTTCTTAATAAGTATGCAGAAGATCTATATAAACAAGAATTAAACGCACAGTCTCCGTCAGAAATTGAGGAATGGCATAATACTCCAGAAGGACGAGCATGGCATAAGACACCAGAAGGACAAGCGTGGCTTAAAACACCAGATGGGCAAGCATGGCAAAAAACGCAAACATATATTTCACCACCGGATTTTGATGCTGCATGTCCTGGTAGATATCAAGAAACATCGGATGGTGGATATTGTGCTCCACCATCATCGGCATTAGATAATGCTTTTGATAAGATGATTAAGAAATATGCATTAGTAGCTGGTGTTCCAGACCAAACTTCTTCGCCAGAAGATATTCTTAAATATCTGCAAAACGAAAGTCCAAGCTCTAAAACTGGCCAAATGGAAGCTTTAAGAAGAATGCTAGATGTTACTAAAAAAATAACTGACGAACAATATAAACAAGTATTTGAGATGATTTGGTCGCCAGATCAAAAAACATCACCAACGCACATTCTTCAATATATACAAAATATGAGTCCAAAATCTAAGACCGAGCAAATAGAAGTTTTAAGAAAATTACTTGATACTAAACGAATAATTGACGAGCAATACAAACAGGTATTTAATATGTTGTGGCCAGGATCAAAACAACCTCTTCCTGCTACAACACACGCTCATCAACCTGTAACAACAATGTATGGATATCCATCAATAGAACTACAAAAAGCACTTGCGTTTATAGGAGATCCAGATATTAGTGATCAACTTATGGTAGGCGCACGCGATCCATCAAAAAGAGGAATGGATGGCGATTGGGGTAAAAGCTCAGAGGCCGCTCTAAAACTTTATGCAACAAAATATAGATTACAAGATCAAGCCAGCGCAGCAAAACACCTTATGTCTTGGTATAAGACAACCGCCACCCCACCTTCACCAGCCAAATAAAGGCAATTAATTATGATATATTCAGCTGATGAACTCATTATCATTGCAAGCAATTATGAAATAATTGCCTGTGGCAATATGAAAAAAACAGGCATAGTTGTGTCTGATGATTTGCTTATGAAATATGGTGCGCCACCAACTGATATATATAATAGAATATATTCTAAATTTATTTATTGCATATATAAACATCCTCACAAACCAGCTGATGTACAAAAAGCATTGCATGATCTTGGACCAGAATATATTAAAAAATTAATGCTTAGGGCTAATAATCCATCAAAAGAGGGAATAGATAATTCTTGGGGCGAAGGATCTGAAAATGCACTAAAATTATATATGACAAATAATGGTTTTAATCCAGATAATGGTGAAGACCAATTAAAAGCAGTAGCAAAACTAATGCATTGCACGGGGAAAATCGAAGAGAAAAAAGATTCGCCACAAGATAGATTTAATCCTTGGGAAGTTAGCGCCATGATTCAGCGAGCAAGCCAAACATTATTAATGTGTGCTGAAGATCAAAAAGCCGGGAAAATAACGCCAGAAACTGCCGATTCATATATAAATAGATTACAAGATATCAATGATTATATTTTGCCATATAGTAATCAAATTAATCAAATAATAAAGAATAATTATGTTGGGCAAAATAAAGGATCAATTGATCAATATAGGGCCGCAATAGATGAATTAATGAGAAACGCAACAGATTGGTTTAAGTCCTTAAACGATCTTAAAAAACAACCAAAACAGGCACCTCAACAGCTTGGCCAACAAACTTCTCCACAACAACAAGAACAATCATTACCTCCACCACAATTTGATCCCAATGAACAGCCTCCAATTGGCCCACCAGAAGATGATTGGTATGAAGTCGGCGGCCTTTTCTATTCACCAGCTGGAGCATGGGTTTGGTTCAGAAATCAATGGAGACGCAACCCATATAGAATGGTTCCATCGGGCGGAAGAAGGGGCGGAAAAACAAGCCAACCAGTTGCAGCAAAACAATATGCTCCTACCGGAACAAGATATTTGGCTAATCCAACCGTGCAGCCCACTACACAACAAAGAACCTCTTATATCCCGGCAAGACCATCAGTCGGCCCAAGATCAGTAGGTAGAGGCGGATTTGGTGGAGGACGTGGCGGTGGCGGACATCGCTAATTAATTACCAGTCACAATCAAGCTCTAATAGATATTCTAATCTTTGCTGCTTAATATCATAAATTACAAATTCGTGATCGTCAAATTCCGATCCAGACTTGGACGGATTACCATGGCAACTATCAAATCCTTTCGGGGGCTATTTAATCCATAGGTAATTTCCGTATATTCTTTAATCTTACCAAGCGCGACATTTGCTACTCCAATAAATGTTGAGCCTGATCTGCCGCTTGAAGCATAGTTCAATGCGGTTGAAATAGAATCGCCAAAGTAAATACCGTGTCCTAGCCATCCTTGATCTGTTCTATGAACGCCAAGCTTGACAACCTGTTTTGGCAAAAGTAATCCACGAGATAGAATACCAACCCAATTGTGAGCCCCTGAGCCATGGAATAGTAACTTGTCATTGCCAATCTTCGTATTATACTCTGTATATTCCGGTTCTCGTTCACTCATATTCGTCCTCATCATCAAATGACCAACAATGGTCTTTATTCCACTCATCACCACATATACAATGGGAAACTCCCTTTATATGCAAAAGATGGCTTTCACAATTTGCGTCATAACACTGCTTGTGTTCTATTGCGGGCTTTACGTTTTTTATATCATCTGGCTCAGGCGAACCATATCCTGCAATCTCCTGCTCCTCAATCAATCTCATAAATTGGTCGTGCAATTGTTGAGATTCAAGATTTCTTTTGAGATATACTAGTCCAACGTATTGACCGCCAAGAATACCAAGCGTCTCATATTTTACCTTAATTTTTCCGAAAATTATAGTATTAATTGCTGCCGCCAAAGCAGCAATCTCATTTTCTGAATCAAATAGTAATACTACTGGCAAATTAACTTCGATTGTTTTTGGTTTTATTTTTAACATTTCTCTTCTATTTCCATCTAAAATGTTTTGTTTTGCAGAATAAGGCCGCAAATTACCCAAATCCCAACATATCTTAAAATTTTCATCTTTCATTGATGTATAAGGAAGCTGAGACTGCGGAATTATATGATCTATATTCCATACCCATGTTGATTGATCATTGTCATCCCATAATTCTGCTTTATAATTACCCCAATTATTCCAATTCATCCATTCATTACCAGTCTCATTAAATTGTTCTTCAATATGAAGAACAAATTCTTCCATTGAATATGGAATATATTTTGTAATAGACTGCCCATTTTTTGACGATAAATTACGTTTTAAAGCTAATAGAATTGCCGAAGAAAGATTTTTTCTCGCCTTTACACTTGGATTATTTTCTTTTCGTTCTTTGACTTTTTTGTTTATTTTGTTTCTATTATTTTTAGAATAATCGCCAGTTCTCGCTTTTATTTTATATGTATTATTCAAGTAATATTGTTTTCTATATTTTTTTCGCTCATCAAAATGATCTTCATCATATTTCTTTTGTTTAAAATCTAGTTCTTCTCTATTGTTTTGATAATACTGATGGTTATATTCTTTAATTTTTTCTTTATGAGAGTCTCTATAAGCCTTGTCTTTTGCTTGCAATTTTTCTTTATTTTTATTTCTATAATCCTTGTTATAATGTTTTATACAAAAACCCGCCCTTTTACTTTCTGCATTACATTTAGATATTTTACACTTAATCATGGCGGCTCCAACATATGTAATTATATCTTCATATTTCAATCACCACCGGTTTATTAACCGCTTCATACTTTTCATTGCAGACACTGGCATTAATATATTTAACGCCATTTAGCTCGACTTGGCCATAATCTGCGTGGATATGTCCAAAAACATGAACTTTTAGTTTTTTTAACTCGCCAATTCGATTTAATAAATCAACACAGCCAACATTCTCGAACTGATCAAATCCTCTTGGAGCCTTATCTAGAATTGAATAAGGAGGCCCATGAGTAACCAATACGTTAGTATCATCTGGAATCATTTTCCAATGATACGCTATATCTTCGCCTCTTTGCCTATTATATTCCCATGCAAAGAAATATGGTGTAATGGCCGAACCCCATATTTTTATTCCTTCAATATCAATGCCACTATCCTGCAAATAAATTATACCAGCATCAGACAGCATTTTAAGCCCAAGCGCTCGTTTTGGACCATTTTCATGGCCTAATTCATGATTGCCGTGAATACATATTTTATATCGTGCTGGCAATTCTTGCATCCATATAGAAAAGTCTTCTATCATGTCTAATTCGCCACGAAAAGTTATGTCTCCTGCATGAATCAAAATATCACATTCAGGTATATCTATCATCTTATGATTTGTATGTGTATCAGATATTAATACTAGTTTCATTTTAATTCCTTATTACGAAAAATAGCTACGCTATCAAGCCATTTAATAAAATCTACAAACGTAGCGTTTCCTTTGGCCCTATTACAAAACTTACAACATGCCACACAATTATCAATAGAATAACCTTTTGTATTATCTTTCCTGTCAACTCCATTAACTTTCATGGAATGACAATTAAGTTTTACTAAACTCATTGGCCCAATATTGCAATAATAACAATTAGAAAATAATAATTCTATGAATTGTTCTTCTGTAAGATCAAATGAATATCCACGCTCATTGGCATGATATTTATATCCTACATATTTATGATGCCCAACAACTATCCTGCTTTCTCCTTTTGTAAATCTTCCACCAAGAGCCATGCAACCACAAGATTTTTGTCCTCTATGTATTTGCTTAACCGTTATATCAAATAATTTTCCGCAATCACATAAACATCTCCAAACAATAAACTTTTTACCAGTTTTTGTTATTTTACAATTAGCCTCTTCTATAATAACGAAATTATTATATCTTTGACCAATAGCATAATTTTCTCTGGTAGATGGATAATTTTTATTTCTTGGAAATCCGGCCTCAAAACAAACATTTCTAATCGTTGTAAGATTATTAATGCCCACTTTTTCGGCAATCTTTTCATATGTCAGGCCCTCATGTCGTAAAATAATAATTTGTGTCTTTTGTTCGTCTGTATATTTTTTGTTCATAATTGAACTCCCTTCCACCTACTATATAACAAAAGTTTAGTAGATTGGGCGTTCAACTTTGATTTATTTCATGTATCTGCCTCTGTTTTCACATAGACCCCGCCAAATACTGGTGGAATTATCTTGCGAATGTTATTATCAATATGAGTTACATTAATGATAACTCCAAAGCCATCTTCCGTTGATTCAACCGAACTTGACTTATACCAACCATATTGCGAAAGTTTCATTTTTAATGCGAGACGAGCCTGATTGGCTTCACTAAATATACTCATTGTAGAATGTTCCTTTTATGAAAGTATCAAATACAGTTTAATTTTTTCAATAAGTTGTTGATCAGAAAGTTCTTGTGTATCAAAATATGGCAATGTAGCTGCCAATGGATCATAATGAATATCCATATCAAAACAAGTTTCGTTCTGGTCAAACTTACGAACCCAAATACTTTTGTCTTGTTCTTGCGGCAGATCGTATTCTATGGTAATAGCATATTTGTTTTTACCACTTACAAGATAGCGAAGCTCTCGATCTAGAACTATATTTTCTATTTTACGATCCAAAAAATCTAATACCAAATCGCCCGTAAATACTTTTGTATTATTACACTCTTTACATATGGCGTTAAACCACACATAAAAATAACACCTATCTACGGTTACATCTTTGCCTTCTTCGTCAAGATATTCTTTTGGCCCAAAAATAACGTCAAACGTATTTTCTATACAATCAATACGAAATTGACATTGGTTTTTTGTTTTTATAATCGGGGAGATTATACTCCTTTGATTATAAATACAATCCAGGGTAAGTTTGTTTTGTCCCCACTCAAAAGATTTCATCTTCATGACCATTTCTGGTCCAATATCGGGCTCTACCTTTCGGCAGTATTTTTGACATGAAGGACAAAACAAACAATAACTATATAGTTCCTGGACTGTATCGAAAATCATATTACTTTACTGGGAAAAGAGAAGGCTGCGTCTGAAACAGATTATCCCACATTGTCTTTGCAGTCGCAAATGGTGGAACGGTTGGAGCAGCCGGTGTTGGATTTGCCGCAACTGTTGGAGCAGGAGCAGGAGTTGCCGAAACAGCGGCAGGAGTTCCATTCAACATTGGCGCGCCATTAACAACAGCACTCTTCAACGAAACTTGTGCTCTCTGCTGTGCGCCATACTTATTATCAAGATCCCAAGAGTCTGAACATGGATGATAAAGCAGTGCATCTGCCTGCGTTCCATCAGCAAGCGTAACCTTAATTGGGGTTCGCATATAATTCTGCGGCTCAATCTCGCCCTGGAATATATTACGAACGCAATCCCTTACGTCCCTATGACGAGCGGTTGGCATCGTATTCTTAACTTCATTGCTTACGTCTAATGCCGTGAAAAGCATACTCTGATCGATAAAGTGCTGGACAACTTCTGTCACGACATCTTCTAAACTTATACTATTACACATAATATTGTCTCCTTAAATTGGTTTTTATAGTTATTTTAATGTTTAGGGCACACCTCGGCCCTTCTGTTTTTAATGTAAATCTTAAAAATTGCCTGTCAAGGCCGGAGCGAATTTTTTTATTTTGGCTCGCCTTTTAATTCGCTTCTAACTCTCATTAATATCTTACCTAATAGATTTTTTCCAGTGCCATCTTTTCCACAACCCCACGTCCAATCCACAGGTGAATCTTCGATTAGTTCTTCGTCTCCCGTTGCCAATAATTGATCTCTTAACTCTTTGTGCTGAACAAACTTGGCCAAGACACAATCATACATAACGATGTCTTTAATCTGTTCCCAGTTCTCTCTTAACTGGCATATCTGCCCAAGATTTCTGGCTTCCATCGGTTTTGCCGCATTTTGTATTGCTAAAACTTCTGATTCAATATTGGTCTTTTGTGCTTGGAAAGCGGCCTCGACATTTAAGAACCATCTTCCATAAACGAAAATTTTAGACAAATAAAAATTACCCATAAACCCATAAGGGTCTTTTAATTTATAAAATTTAATGCTCATATAATGTCCTTTATAATTCTATACATTTTTGCCATAAATTATGTTTCCTTTTTAGGAAAATTTTCGCATCATTATACAAATAAGAACAAACTTTATTTACCAAGAGATTGCCGCTATAACAAAGATAATACATCTTATTTGTCTTATTAAGAATAATGCTATTATTGATAATATCTAGATTTTTACAAATAATATTGCTAAATGTAATTAGAAAATTTTTATTAGCAGCAATATTCATTCTATAATCATCTTTTCTATTTGGGGCGGAATTTTTTGATATGCAACCGTCACCATCAAAATAGCCCCTCATAAAATGATTAACTAATGAATGATCAATTAGCCATTTAGGGAAATCATATGTTTTAGTTTTTTTAGAAACTATATTAAACCTCTCTAATGAAGAGCATAATTCATAATTACATATTCTTATTCTGTAAGTTTTTCTGTCGCTCCATTTTTTATTTTTCTTCTTGTTTTTGACAATTTTTTCTTTTATTGGATGATTTGATTTAATCTGATCCTTGAATTTTAATAAGTGGTCTAAATCTTTCTCGCCCAATTCTAATTCTAAAATTTTGCTTTTATAGTCTTTTCTTGAAACTATACATCCATCGGCAGCCAAAAAACCTGCCCAATAAAAAGATTCCTCCGAGTCTTTAAGAAAGAACGAATCATCTACTCCATAATTTACTGTTTTAGTTATATAAGGTATATTTAATTTCTTGAAATAATAAATTATTGTATTTTTAGCCACTCCATATTTGTCTGCTATTTTCGTAATTGAATTTAATTCTAGCCAGTCTAATACTAACTGATCTTTTGTAATGCCTGCCATTTTCGATTTTAGAAAAACCATCATAAACCTCACATATCTATATATAACATCATGTAAAAATATGCAAAGATTTATTCGTAAATTGGCCTACTCGTCTCCCTCACGCCGATAAATTACAACTCGAACACCCTTTGTAGATAGAAATTGCTCCATATTCACTATTTTACCTAATATATGCGACCAGTCTGCGCCTGCTATGCCTGCTCCAACACGCCACGGGAATGCTATACTTTCAAGATCGGGGATTTGAGCTACACGTAGCAGGCCATGATAAAAGTATTTCTCACGAGCCGCAAGACCGTCTAAACTTGAAAGTGGGAAACGGGCTCCACCTGGATAGAATTGTCCGTGTAGATTGATAATAAATCGTTCATCAATTCCATTTCCACGAATATCAATTGTTCCAGGTTTGCTTGTCTCTTCTCTATCAGAATAGCAATCAGCATATGGATACTTCTCAAAAATCAATTGAGCAATACCTGCCGCTCCCCCTGTTGATATACAGTTGGTCTGATGGCAGATATACTTTTCTGTTGCGTCAAGTAAATCGCCAGTAATTATTTCAATAGCCATTATTACACCAATTCCTGATTATCAAACTCCATATCTGTGTCTGCCATAAGCAATACCATTTTTTGGTATTTGCTTGCGTTATTTAAGACATTCTGTGCCCTCTCAAAACTATAAAAGAAGGAACATAACGCCGGAAAAACGTGGTCTTTTTTAGCTAAAAAATATGGTGTGTCTATTCCGACACTAAAAAATATGTTGAAATAAATACTCATTCTAAAACTATAATTTGTATGGTCTTTTTCTTGTTATTTTTAGCAGAAATAATCCTATGATATCCGTCGCACACACGATATTTGTCGCGGCTCTTTGTGCAAATTGCCCGTGGCAAATCATAATCTTTGTAATAGTCATTCTTATCTTCACTTAATTTGCGAGTATATTGATCATTTGCCAATTGAATATCATCAGGACTTACTTCAATAATTTTGGCAGTTTTGCACTTTTCAATCTTTGGAAGAAGAAAACCATATTCAAGAGTTAAGAGTTTCTTAACCCTATCAATGTCTTCCATATATTCCATCTCTGCAAGATTATTACAGATTTTGGTTATACTACAATCAGATGGATTATAATCTGTTACCTCTTCACCATAATAACCGCACTCAACGGTAGCGTCCCAGCTCTCTTTATCTAACATGCCAGAACCTCTTACAACCCTATCAATACAGTAATTGGTTATTATGTCTTTTTGATCTTTGATAAAATTATGAATAATCAGATCAATACAAACTTCCGTAACCTTTGGATTTTCAATTACGCCACAACGGCAATAAGGATTGCAATTATATTCATCATGATTGTATGTGCTTGGTGCATCATACTCTACCAGATAATGGTAGTTCATATTTTTGGCCATCTTAATGGCAAATTGCCATGAAGATAATGATGCCTTTTCTTTACGTGACATTTTATACATCATCAACCTCTTGAACAGGATCTCCAACTTCTGGAATAAAAACAAGAACAGACGTAATATCATCGGCAGATAATTCAGGCTGCTGTTTTTTAGCAACACAGATAGCCCGATCAACAATTGCCCAACGATGATTGGTATTTAATTCTTTGGTATCAATCGTGAATTGTATGTTACACCATTCCTCATCACCTTTACCAAAAGCAAGAATGGTCATAACAGTTTCGTCAATCTGTTTTCCGGCCGTTGCATCTGTAAATGCAACACCAAACTTATCAATAAGTTTGGAAGTTGGACCAGAACAATGGTTACAACATTGACTACATACGCTTTGTGCTTCGCCTGGTAAAACTGGAATAATTATACTAATCATTTTTTTGCCTTTCAATTAGGTTCGTGAGACAGCTAGCCACCAACCAATTTGTGGTTTTGCGATATTGAGTTTTACACTTAATGTGTGAAGCTTATCATTCCATTTAGGATCTATAATTAGCTGATTTGTAGTAATCGGCCTATCATAGTCATCAAAATCACATTTAGTTATGACACTTTTAGCAATACATAGAAATATCGGATAAGGATCTGATTCATCTAAATAATTCCAATCACCGGACCAAACAATCTTAAAGCCTTAAACTCTTGGGTAACGCCGAACCAAGTTCTAATCAAATCTTGAACATTGGTATGCAATTTGCTTACAACTGCCGGTTCCTCAACAACCTTTGCTCCCATCTTCTTCAAGGACTCAACAGAAACAGTCTGATCAATCTTGCTCTTACCAACATCTGAACCAACATCGGCTTTTGCTAACTTAACCTCAACATAGCCCTTCTTGGTCTTGGACTTAACAATCTTCTCTGCTTCGTTCTCTGCTTCTGCCTGATTATAGCAAGAACGGTATTCCTTTGCTGGATTTGGCGCCCCTACCCGTCCATAAACTGTAAAGATATAAAACGCTCCATTACTTGCCTTAACAAGCTCTAAATTGTAATACTTATTGTTATTGTTGATAATGTCTGTGAAATTAAGCGTCCATCGCTTAATAGACTCAACAACCTTAATAGAGCTAATAACAGATTGATCTTTAATTACTTGCAATGTCATTTTACAGTTCTCACAACTTTCTTCTTTTGTTTGTCCCAAATATATTTGATTATGATGCTTCCGCCCTTTTCATCTAGTTCATTTTGGGTGGAATACAAACATATCATTAAGTTTTCTTGATATGGCCAGCAACAATTAGCCGCATACGTTGCGCCTCCGGTATAACAGCTAAACTCTTTATCGGAGCTTTGTATAATCATATGATGCTCAATAGGAGTTATCTTAAAGAAAGGCCCAGAACAGCCTAATATAAGTAGTGTAGCTAATACTAGCCACATGAATAGCACTTGTCTCATCTTGTCTAATGTAATCACTAAAAATTGTGGCGTCAAGCCCGCGCCAATTTATAAATTAAAACGCGAATAGATTTCGCGTTATATAGTATTTGATTAAATTAATATAGGAATAATTTTCTCTATAACATATTTTTCTAATTTAGAATTAGTATATTTGCGGCCATCAATCCAAATAAGTTTGATATTATTCTCGTCACAAATGCGTTGAAGATATTTATCACGCTCTTGTTGTTTGACAAAATTATCTTGTGCTCGCACGACATCAATTCCACCAAATTGTGTTGGAGTATAATGTTGAATTCCGTTATATTCAATAATTGAATTGTTACAATAAAAATCAATAATTAAATGCCTATTTTCACTGTATATAATATCTTTGATATTTTTATGGTATTGAACACATATTCCATTATTTATAAGAGTAGTATATACTATATTTTCATTTTTACCAATACTGCATGCTGGACACCCAGATTGATGACTAAATATATGATTAGTTGTAGCTAACCATATATAATTGCAATTTGGTATTAAGCATTTAAATCTTATTTTAGTTTTAGCGTTTATATAGTCATCTAATCTTTCAATATTTCTTCCAATTAGTTTTTTATCTACAATATCATTGTTTAGTGGGGCTTTTCCTGAACAAGATGGACATCCAGATAAATTAGATATTATATGTGAAGGCGCTGTTTTCCAAATATAATTACACTCAAATATTAAACATTGAAAATTAATATTTGTATGATTATTAATGTAATCATCTATTCGTTTAATATTTCTACCTACTAATTTTTGATCTATAATATCATTAGATAAATAAGATGATTTTGCACATTTTGGACATCCTGATAACGCGCCCAATATACTATCTGGTGTTGCTGTCCAAATATATTGGCAATCTTCTTCAAGACATTGAAAATTAATTGCGGTTCCAATATTTATATATTGATCAAGTCTTTTAATATTTCTTCCAATCAACCGCTGATCTACAATTTCATTTGTTAATTTTTTACTCACAAAAATAACCCTCATATCATCTATATCACTAGAAAAATACGATTTTATGTCCGTAAAACTATAAAATTACTCACGATTTAATCGATTTAATATCGACTCAATTAATAAACATACGGCGCCTCCGGCAAGCACTAAACAAATAGAATTGCCAACTAATTTACTTGTTTCTATTCGAACTAATAAGATTATTAATGCGGCCCAGCAGCCAGAACAAAATGGACACAACAATAAGTTATAAAACTGAACTCCGAACCAAGGAATACGCATCATTAAGTTGCGACATTTAGATATTATGTTAAATGGACCGTCAGCTTGCCTCATTAAAAATGTAAGCCCAAATACTGCTAGAAAAAAAACAATCAGCTCTATCATCATATATAGATTGAAAGTTATGCAGATATTTGGTCGGCCATAAAATGTATTTATTTTTTAATGACTAATATTTCTCGCAATAGTTTTAAGATATGCCCGGCATTTTTTTCATACCAAATTAGACAAGATGTATCAATTGCATGAATTGGTATTTCTTTTTTCTGATTAAGAACCATCAATTCATTGCCACTAATCTCTATTCGCAATAACTTTCCTTTAATATCTGGGAAAGCTTGTCCTGTGCTATATGAATAAATGATGTCTTGTTTATTATAACTGGTAAATATCTTTAACATTTAGAACCATTTATTGCCTAGTGTATAGACATCTGATGGAACATCTTGCGCATCTTCTATTTCTGCTATACCATTAGCTTCACAAAACTCATGCCAAAGGTCTTTAATGTCATAGACGTCAAAAAACTCATGAGTATAAACCTCATACCAATCTTTTTTCAGTTCATTTACATATTCAATAAAGGCGTTTTTGTTATCCATCGCGTTCTCTTTCATCATAGAAATGCTTTTAATTTAATAAGTCTATCAAAAAATGCTTCAACGGCTGTCTCGTTAGCAGAAATAATTTTTCTATTCTCAACGTCACATTCACAAAATCGCTCCAAGCTACCAGTAATGGGGGCTTTAAACACTTCTGTCCAAATGTGGTCTTTTTTTGTAAAGATAGCAAGAGTATTATCTTCCCTATATGATAACCACGCGGCATATTTTGTTGTTTCAATGTTATAACACATCGACTTGTAATCATTGGGTAAGCTGATTACAACGCCATTTCCGTGAAAAATTACATGATCATTATACATAGAACGTTCTTCTGCAATAAGCATTAGAGTATAATCATCCTGTTTGTCCCATTCCGTTCCATCTATGCCATTATCGAATAGTTCTTCTGTCATTCTATATCCATTGGCCAAAGAGAGGCGGTAGCTATCCACATGGTTTGGTGAGCCATGACATGAATAACTGATATTGCCCCCATTGTCATATGATTAGCTATCATTTGGTCACTAATGATTATTACTTCTGTTTTGTTTTTTAACCAACGATCATGTTTTTCGACATTACCTATATTCTCTAATGTCGAAGAAAATCCAAACTTTTCGGTATCAGGATATCCCTTATTCCAAAACATATATCGCTTACCGATTTCTGTTTTACTTGGACGTATCTCGCTGTCTATAAATAGATCTAATTGTTTCAATTTATGTATCCAATTCTAAAGTCTGCCATATCATTTTACCAATTCCAAGAAGTCATCTTCGCTAATAAGCTTTGTTCCAAGCTTCCTTGCGGCCTGTGCTTTGCTACTTGTGCTATTAGGATCTGCAATAACAAGGTATGTAAGCCCGCGCCCGACAGAGTTTTTAACATCTGCACCGGCTTCTGCTGCCATCTTTTCAAGCACTGGACGCTTATTTACCATTGCTCCGGTGAAACAAACCGATTTTCCGGTCATAGCGCCAACAATCTTTGCCTTAATCTTGATTCCATTATGAAGCAAATCAAGAATAAGATTCTGATTATCTTCTAATCCCTTTGCAAGAAACTCTGCTTTGGTTGGCCCAACACCGGGAACCTGCTCAAAATGTTCTGCTTTAAGCTGTCCAAACTTCTTTAATGTGTCGCAGCCAGCATTCATAATAGCTTTAATTGTGCTTTGTCCAATCATTGGAATAGATAATGCGCCAAGAAACACTTCCAAAGAGATTTCTCTGTTTGCCCAAAGGATATCATAACACTTTTGAGCAGACTTTTCACCCATACGATCCAAGTTTGCAAGGTCATCAACGGTTAGCTTATACAAATCTACTACGTTAGCAACCAACTTGCTATCAACAAGTTTCTCGATTAGGGTATCACCCCACTCCAAAAGGTTCAATTCTTTGACCCAATTTTTAATCCTACCGATAATCTGTGAGCGGCATCCAGTAGTATTTGGGCATTGTATATATTCGCCATTTTCAATAATATGAGTTCCGCATTCGGGGCAATTAGTTGGGGGTTGAAAAATTGTTCCAGTTGATTTTACAACTTCTTCAACAAAAGGAATAACGTCTCCACTTCTACAAACTAATACGGTAGCTCCAATATCTATACCCAATGTAGCAATATTGGAAAAATTATGCAAACTTGCCCTTTCTACATCAGCTCCCATTAAATTAACTTTGGGACTAAATATTGCTACTGGTGTTAATCTGCCAGAATTGCCGCATTGTATCTGAATATCAGATACAAGCGCCTCTTTTGCAATACTATCAAACTTCATAGCAATTGATGCGTATGGTCGTCCATTCAACATCCCATACGATTCTTGTTTTGCAAGATCGTTTTGATGAATTACCATTCCATCTAATTCATATTCAAACTTATCTCTCAAACTCGATTGATATTTATCTTTTAATGCAATTACCTCTTTTGCAGTTTTAACAACATAAAATGTAGGAACAGTAAAACCTAAGTTTTGTAGTTCAACAAATTGCTCTTTTTGAGTTTTTATATTGACATCATCTGAAAATAATTGATAAACTAATACTGAGAGTTTGTCACATCCATCGCCATCATATCTTCGTGATATACCACTTGCAGCATTTCGTGTATTGCTATACGTAGAAAAAAACTTCTTGTGATTATCTTTTGAGAGAAGCATTTCTCCACGCACAGTAATATCTATCTTTTTATTTAGCCGAAGCGGAACTCCAATCATTTTGGCTACATTTGGAGTAATTTTTTCTCCTACCGTGCCACTTCCCCTCGTAGATGCATTTACCAAAATACCGTTCTCATAAATTAACGATACCGAAAGTCCATCTAATTTTAGAGTAACTAAAACTTCGTCTTTATTACCTATATATTTGTTATGCCATTGAATATATTCTTCATTTGTGTGAGTTTTATTTAGGCTCCCCATTGGAGTTTTATGAATAAACTTCTCCCAATTAGAAACGGGGTCTGCACCAATTCCAATAACAGCAGGATTTTTTGGATCTAAAACAAACAATTCATCAACCATTGTATCATAAGCCATATCGCTCATTGTAGATTGACCATTATAATAGTCTTTACGGGCCTGATTAATCTTTGTTTCTAACTCTTTTATACGTAGATTCATATAACTTTCCTTTTAATCTTATAATTCATACACACAATAGGCAATACATGTGGCTCTATAATATCCATAAACTTATTAACCGATTTTTGTCTAATATAAAGATTCATATTAGTGCCATTGGCGGCTTTTTGTATAGTTGTATATACGCCAAAATCCAATAACTTATTTCTCAATATATCGTGTTCTTCTTTATTGAATGATTGTGTAGCAAACTTTATGGTAACAGTTTTCTTATTATTGGAATAAGTAGATGAACCATCGTCCATAAACCAATATGCCAATGCCAAAGAATCAATTTCTTTCATCCACGCATTAGTAATTGATTTTCTTCCATTAATTAAAACAACCGAGGCAATTTTCAATAGCTCATATTTATTGAAATAGGATAATTTATATATCCTATTTCCGGCCCCAAAACTATCATTACCCTGAACATTTTCCGATATATTAGACCCAAGAATCTTTGCACAATGCCGAATATATTCTATTTGTGGCTCGCCGTGAGTAATGCCAAACTCTAATTGTTCTGAACATCCATTATGTTCTCTATTAGAGAGATGGGCATCGCCTAACAATGATCCCAAAATTAATTGTTTTTGATCGTGTGTCAAAGACACGGCATTCTTCTCATAATTCAGTTTTAGCTTTTGTTTGCCAGGTAAGCAATTACCATCAATTACTGACCTAACACTGTATTGAGAATATCCTAATTTTTCCGCTATTTGTTCTCGATTAAGGCCGCTATTATAATATAGATTCCAAATCTTTTGTTCTTGTTCTGGTGTTAATCGTTTTAATTCATAAGCCTGTTCTGGCGTTCTTGTAGCAATATTATGCTTACCAAAATACCGATACATAGTAGTTTCGCCAACATCAAATATGTCAGCAATCTTTTTTATCGAAAAACCTTCAGAATATAGTCTTTGTATCTCATCAATATTTTCATGTGTATCGTTTATTTTCTTATGCGACATGATTCGCCCTCTCTTCCCATCACTATCATGTCAAAATATTAGAAGTTTAGTCCGTTTCCTCTAATTTCTGCCAAAACATAAGCGTTATATATTGATCCTGATCTTTACTCCATTCAAGCGGATGAATGTTGATAATCTTATTATGAGGGATTGACATATAACCCCAAGGACTAGGACAACTATCAAAATACGATATAAAGTATCTTACCTTTTTTTCTTCCATTATTCAGCTTCTTTCATAAGTTCCATTATTATTTGCATTGCGTCAGTCCATTCATTGTGCATTTCAACGCCAGCAGCATCAGCAATACGTTTTTCTTCCGAATTAAACTTACGAGCTTTATTCAGATCCGTGCTGCAATTGAAATGCGTCCATTGCATAGACTTTAATAATTGAATTAGTGTGTTCAATGTGTCTTTTGTCATTGTATCCTCTTGGGCAAGTGCAGTCGGGGTAAATCTATCGCCTCGTAAGACACACCGCTCGCGCCCCGTCTTACAATGTAAGGCGGGCCGGAGCGACAGTCAAGGGCGTCAATTTCTTACTTTGCGCGCTTTTTTGTAACTTTCTTTGCTGCTGGTTTGACAGGGGGAATGGGCTTATCAGGTTCTAATTTAAGGATATTGAATGGCTCGGCAACACCAGCACTAAAATTGGATGCGGCTGATAAAGCAAGATTAATGCGATCCTCTGGCTTCATACCATTGGTCGAAAACATAGATCCTAATAGCAAATCGGTTCCGCAACCACAAGCAGCATATGGTAGCGTTGGAATACCTACCTGATAATCCGCTTCAACCGTATATAACTTACCTTTATATCCTACCAAGAATGTTCCGCCAACAGTGGCGTCCTTATCAGAGAAGCCATTAATAGCAAAACATTGTCTTGCCGCATCAATAAAGCTCGTCACCATATACTCATAATCGTCCTGATGAATGGTCTGAGCAGGAGGAGCAAACTTAAAACGCAATAATTGCAACATTCTAAATGAGGTAGTTCCGCCTATAATGAACGGGCCATTTCCGAAAACCTTAGAATCGCTCCTAATTGTTTTAGAAAGACCGGCAATTCCACAAGAGTCTCCACCGATATAAACATCGTCTCCATCCACTAATCCAACTATTGCTGTCATATAATCACCATCTTTCAATTTATATTACATTAATATTTTTAGTTTTACTTGTTTTTCGTTTAATTTATATTGAACGATCGCCACCAAAAGCACATTCTTCTGCGTCAATGTCACATTGAATTATTGTATCGTTATTATTTGCCTCTTCTACATCTTCAATATCTGGCTCTTCTTGCCACATTTTAAGAACATCTTCTCTTGTAATCTTATAATGTCGAAGAAGCGCTTCTAATAGAATATAGTCATTGGCCACTTCTTTGCGACAAATGCAGCAATTCATTGGCTCATAACGATATTCTTCTGTTTCGCTCTCATCTTCTGGCGCCGCTTCATCTAATTCAACTGCATCTAATTCGGCACATTCATAAGAACAAAACACATTGCCGCATTCATCACAATGACAATAGTCTCCGCAATCTGGAAAACTATCGCCGCATCTTGCGCAGCTATAAAAATCAATGCTCATATTCTTTTCTCCTAATTTGTCTTGCTTTTTCCCAAGCCTCTTTGCCCCTTTCTTGATTACAAGTTTTACAGGCAAGAGTTATATTGTCTGGATTGCTGGTTCCGCCCAAGCATAATGGCACAATATGTTCGATTGTCAATTGTTCCATATCGAATGTATTATGACAATAGCAGCATTGGGCGGAATCTAAATGTCCAAACATTGACTTTTTAAGTCGTTGGTTGGTTTGCAGTTGCTTCCGGCGTTTTTTCCTTCGTAATGAGCGGCGGTTTTTCGCCAAAGAAGAAGACGTGATCATCAATATAGTCCCTATTCTGTGAGAAAATTGGAATATTATCATCAACAACCCACGCTGAACGCATAACCTTCGTTACTTCGCCAGTAATGGCGTTGATTGCTTCCTTTTCGGTTGTCTGCTTAACAATACAGCGGCCTCTCTTTTGTGAGGCGGGGCAATCATTCCAGTTAATTCCCTTCTTGAAAATAAGTTCTTGAAGCTCTGAGCAGCTTTTGTTATTACATTGTTTGTGAGAATATAATGATCGAGCAAGCATTTGGATTGAATTACGAGTAGCGTCCTGTTGGCGCCATAATAGGGCATTGCATACCTCTTCTTTTGGAAGGACAAAAGCACGAGCATCAAATGTGACAATTTTACTTACTCTAAATATCTTCCAAGAATTTGCTGTAAAATATGCACTTGCCATAGATGCTGCAACACTAACCATTTTTTGTAAATTACCATCAAACCAACTTTGTGAATTAATATCTTTGTAGTTACAAATTAACAATGATATTTCGTCTGACTGTAAATAAGCTAGCTGAACCCCCTGAATATTTTCACAAAGATATTTTGCCGTATCATTCATAACTGATACAAGGTTTCCCTCTATTGGTTTAGTAAGTCCTTTGGTCAAACTATGCCATGCAACACCATCTAATCTAATTAAAATAGGCATTCTTTTCGGAAGCTTTATACGATAAGCGTCCTCATAATTTGCCTTCATCCTATCTCCAAGCGAATCTTTATTCATAATATCCCTCAATAAAATTGAAAAATCTACTATATTTTCTGTCAAGCCTATTATTTGGATCAATATTATCCATCATATAATGTAATATTTTCATAGCATTTATTCCGCTGTAAGCAATGTATCCCATTTCTTCTGTAAATTCGTGAGGTATAATCGGAGCATATTTGTTTTTTGATTTTAATCGAACTCCGATATTATAAAAAATTTCTCTCAAAAAAACAAGAAATGTAATTGTGCCAATAAAAGAAATCTGTGGAATTTCTCTCCCATTTTTTTGGTAAAGAATTTCTATACTTCCATCACCATCAAAATAACCTCTAATTAAATGCGGCCAATATTCTTGTGGCACTTGTTCGGGAAAAGAGGCAGTTAAGGACTTCTTTGGCCCTATTGAAAAGTTATCTTTTAACGCTAATGGATACCATTCACCAGCAACTGAAATTGAATATGCTTTGCTACATTTATCATATTGAAGATTACCGTTAAAATTAATTGCCTTAGCAAATTTCAATAAATGTTCCTTGTCGCTTTCCATCAAATGGATTTCTAATGCATCTCTGTCAGATCTAATACAGCCATCAGCTAATATAAATCCTGCCCAATAACAATTTTCGTCAGTATATTCATTAAAATACTTTACATTGTACTTATTTTTATAAGGAGATGTTTTTCTTAAACGAATACTATTTTTGATGAGATATTTTTGTACAGTTGTTCTGTGTATTTTTAGTATGCGAGCAATTTCATTAGTACCGGTACCATTATCGTATAATTCACAAATATATTTTTCTTTATCTACGGAAATCTTAGTTTTCATAAACTTATGCTGAATTATGCCTATATGGCGACAACAAGATGCTACATAAACGCTTTTATTCTTTTTATACGTCTAATAAAATCTTGTGCCTCTTCTGATACAATCCAATTACAATACTCTAATATTTCTGCCCTACCATTTGGCGATAGAAAATTGTTATACCGCTCTAAACTATATGCGCTATCAAAAATTAGCTTTCCACCATTCATAAATGTATGATCAATATGAAAGTAATCAAATACATAGTTTTTAGGTTGCTCAAACCATAGATAAATCCTACTACCATTATTAAATGAATCACTGTCGCAATCTATAATATGTATAAATCGAGTCATGGCCTTATTTACATGTCTAACCCATATATGAGGAAAATAACCACTATCATCTGGCGAAGTAAGATAAGCTTTTTCACCCGTAATAAGCTTCAACTTATTTTCATCGGAAATCATCTTATTTTCAGCGGAAATCATCTTTTATCTCTTTCGGAGCCAGTTTCCTAAACTCCGTCATTTTTGCATTATACGTTTCTTTATATTTGGCTCGATAAACTTCCCAATCCTCGGAAGGATTATCCATTATCTCTTTCCATAATTGATTTGAGCGGCCATAATCGTATATCTTGCCATCCTTTGCAATCTGCATTCCAAAATCGATTATCCTAAAACAATGGAATAATGCTTTCTTTGCCTCATAAATCCGTCTGTCATAAACTTGTCCGGTTGCAGGATTTATGCCTTGATCATCCATAAGACGTTTTCGACACTGATTAAATGCTTTGGAAGCCTTTTCACTAACGCTTTCTCGAAGCTGGCCCCTATCCAAAACGAATGCATACTTTGTTGTCTCTTTGATAATCTTATCGGGAGGCAGAAATATACATTCAAGTGCAGATATTCTGTGCTTTGCAATTCTTTCTATAAAGACCGGCTCTGAATAAACATTAATAGTTACCGAATGATCTTCGACAAATAACTGTTCTGCCTCGGACTTCAATTCTTTGACGACAACATTGTAATCATAATCAGATGTTTTGGATGCCGTTCCATAAACTCTGCTGCCATAAGAATAAACTGCCAGGATATCGTCATCAGAATATCCGGCTTGTTCTAATAATGCGTGATACATAAATACCTTTAATGTTTATCGCTTCTAAAAGAGCCTCCAACATCTGGAAGCCACAGGCCCAATAACATTCCAACCAAACTAATCCATACAGCATAATCTGGATTATGCGTATGATATATCATATATAATAGGCCCAACTGAATAATGGCTAAAAATCCGCATATACAGCATGCTACAAT